TGGATCTGAGTAGCCCGACAGGGCCAAGATGATGGCGTTGACTCCACCGTAGGGACGGCCTGAAAAGGCGTTGCGGTCCCGAGAGCCGAGGCTCCTTACCCAGCCCGGGGCCCAAGGTGCGGTTCCGGACTCCAAGGCTTTGAGAATCTTGCCGTTGACTTGGTCTAGAATGTCCTGCTTTATGTACATAAAACTCTCCTTTAATTCGATCTATTTGTTGACTGGCCAAACTGACCACCCAGAACCTCTGGTAGCACCAGAGGCCTAGGGCAGGCGGTTTAAATCGATTCCCAGTTGTTGATCGTGTCGGTCACGGTCATGGCTAAGTTGTTCAGGCCTTTGATCAATCCCTTGCGGGTGGCAGGCTTGTTGGTGTTATAGTTGATGGCGGTATCGGCCTGCCAGCATGAACTCTCGTATACATCGTGGACTGTTCCCCACAAATGTGCTCTGACCCACATCTGTCCAAGGGTCTTGGATGGTCCCCCCGGGGTGTAGTTGTACCATTCTGCCTCAATCAGAACGGAGGCCTTGGACCTAAGTGCCTTGCTGATCAGTTTGATAGCCCGGGCCTTTCCGGCGTCGAGCTTGTCAAGGTTGCCCGACAGTGTGGAATACTTCTCACTCAGGTGGCAGACGGCGTAGGTTTTGGTGCTACTGACGTCGCCAAACTCGGACGGTCCATTGCTTTCGAGCGTGACCTTGATAGTGATGTTGTTCATATAGAACCTCCTTAATTCGATCTATTAACAGTATCGCACTGAAGTTCTGATCTGTCAACTGAATTACATAAATATTTTCAAGATTATTTGATGATCTGTATTTTATAATAGTATACACTTGTATACCTATTGTTAGGAAGTATACACACTCTTCGTAGCTTGCCGACACAAAATGTAATTCTCTCGACACCTCCACACCTCCCCACATTGACTGTCAACCAACCAACACCACCACCTGTGAATGGATGAGGGGGGGGTACTTTGCCGATGGGGGGTACATCGGCCAGCGAGACGGGGGCGCGCGACGGGGGCGAAGGACCCATCCCCATACACCATATATACTTACATAAAATATATGCACCAACAATGCAATATATTGACGTAATGACAACATACTTTACAGTATAATTACTCATATACATCATTAAAATGACTTTTAGAATGATTTTTGAATTACATTTTCCTTTTCAAAAGTGTAATTACCACTCAAAAAGTGTTATTTGTAATTGATATTGACAGGAAAAACATTTATAGTTTACCTGTATAGGGGGTATAAAATATGCATTACACCGTAGTTGATCCTGTAGAACGTAATTCACACGTTGGACTGATAGAAGGAAGAATCCGTAGAAAAGAAAAAACATACAGCAATCCGATTGAGCTTGCAAAAGCTATCGATGACTACATAAACAAAGTATGGGAGTCAAAAACAGTCATCAAAAAGAAATCTGGCGAAGAGCTTGTAACGTTTGACAAGCCACCAAGCCTTGCTGGACTCTGTTTACATCTGGGACTACCAAGCAAAATGAGCTACAGGGCACTATGCCTTGATTCTAATCGATACTTATCCAAGATTGCTATTGCAGGACTGACTTGGATCGAGAGCCACTACGTCGAATCTATGCAGATGGTAGGTGCAAACCAAAACTCTTTCCAGTTTCTACTGTCAAACATGGGATACAAATCAGAAAACATATTCAAACCCGAGCCTGTTGCTGATAGATCTGTCCCTGAAAGCATGAGGATTGACAAAGAATCTATTCCATCTGTTCAAAACATACAGATCAGCTTTGTTTCTTCAAAAGACAGCCTTCCTGATGATGTTGTACGCCAGCAACTGCTAGCTGAGGCAGACAATATCACCTTAGAACCTGAAATACAGCCAAAAATGATACAAGCAGAGCAAGATGTCTGACATAAACTACAACTTTCCGGAAAAGCTGAACTTTCTATTCCAACCCAAGAGGTACAAGGTAGCAAGAGGTGGTCGTGGTGGAGCAAAGTCGTGGAACTTTGCAAGAGCATTGCTGATTACCATCTTAAAAGAAAAAAAACTGGTTCTATGCACCAGAGAGATCCAGCAGTCCCTGAAAGAATCTGTATTCAAGCTTCTTACAGACCAGATCCAGATGATGGGTCTACAGAAGTCTTTCAGCAACACCCAGCAAGAGATCTGCTGTAACAACGGTTCCAGAATCATATTCTCTGGTCTCAGGTACAACGCTACAACAATCAAGTCTATGGAAGGAGTGGACATCTGCTGGGTAGAAGAAGCTGAGAACATCTCAAAAGACTCGTGGGATTTGCTCATCCCTACAATCCGCAAACCAAACAGTGAAATCTGGATCAGCTACAACCCAAAGTCCAACTCCGATGAGACACACCGAAGATTTGGTGGCCGCAATGATGAGGATTGTGTATGCGTTACAATCAACTGGAGAGACAATCCTTGGTTCCCCGAAGAGCTACGAAAGGAGATGGATAATTCTCGCAGGTTGAACTTCCAAGACTACCTTCACATCTGGGAGGGTATGACCAAGGAAGAGACAGGAGAAACAACATTCAATCCAAGCTGGGATGAGTTTTGGTCCAAGACTGAACCTAGAGGCAACTACTATATCCTAGTAGATCCAGCCAACTCAAAGACCAAGAAGTCTGACTACACAGTTTTTACTGTGGTTTGTGCAGGGCAAGATCAAAACTACTACGTCATGGAATGGGTTCGTGATAGGCTGAACCTACAGGAAAAAGTAGATGTGTTATTCCGTATACATCAAAAATATGCAAAAAAAGGAAGGGTAACGGTCGCATATGAGAAGTATGGAATGCAAGCTGATATCGAGGCAATCAGGATGGTCCAAGATCAGAAGGGCTATAGATTCCAGATCCAAGAGGTTGCTGGCCGACTATCGAAGATTGACCGCATAAAGCGTCTGGTTCCATTGTTCTCCCAGCATCGAGTATACCTGCCTACCGAGGCTCTCTACAGGCAATTGGATGGCAAGGATGTAGACCTACTTAGGGAGTTCCAAGATGAGAAGGGAGCGTTTCCATTCAACGTCAACCACTCTAGTCTTCATGATGACATGATGGACTGTATGTCCAGAATAGTAGATCAGGAAGTTGGAGTTTCATTTCCTAAGACACTAGTGTATGACAATAGTATCTCGATGTTAAAAAAGAAAAATGATTATGATCCAGCTACTTACGGATTTTAATCTATTGACAATATGTATACAAAAGTAGACAGTTGCTTTAGATCCGGCAAACCAGCGGACGGAGGTAGACTCGATGATTGATTCACAGCCTTATGCAAGCAATGACAAGGGTAGGCATATGCAACTCAGGCTCAAGTACCTGAAGGATCTACGCCAGCCATTGGAGCAAGTCTGGGATCTGATCGATCAGTTTATACTTCCATACGCACTGGATGTTAAGCAGAAGTCTCCTAAGTTTCAGCTTTCAAACAAGATCTACGATGGAACTACAATCAATGCCAGCCGACTATTTGCTTCTGCATTTGTTGGAACAGTAACTCCTCGTGGAATCCCATACATCGATGTTGTCACAGACAACGATGCTTACACACAGGGATCCAAGGATCTTGAGCGTTACTGCAAATCTCTTGAGGCACACTTCTATGACAGGTTCAATGAGTCAAACTTTTACGAGCGTGAAACAATATTCGTGAAGAAGGCTGGTGATTATGGCACTGGTGCGATGTATCGCCATGTTAACCCTGAGACTGGCAATCATGTGTACGAAGTTCTTGCTACCAAGACCTATTTTATTGATGAGGATGCTTACGGTGAAGTGGATACTGTATACCGAGAACTCTACATCCAGAACAGGCATCTTCCACACCGATTCCCAGATGCAAACTTCAACGAACGCATTCTAAACAGAATTAAAAACAATGCTGGTGATTATACAAAGGTTATACATGCAGTCGAGCCAAGGGCAGACTACGATCCTTCAAGCCCACTTGCTATGAAGAAGCGTTTCTCAAGTTGCTATGCACTAGAGGAAGATAACTGGTTCATTGCAGATGAGTCTGGTTTTGATAGCTTCCCATATCTTATCTGGAGACCAGAAGTAGCACCGGGAATGGTATGGGGAGTTGGTCCCGGTATCTATGCACTGCGTGATAGCCAAATACTACAACAGGCTGGACGCACACTGATGGATGCCGCCAACAAGGCTGTAGATCCTCCGTGGACCGTTCCGATTGAGATCCAAGGTGAGGAACAACTGTTTCCCGGTGGTCGTAACTACATATCTGGTCAGTCCAGTGCCATGCAACCGCTTATCTCTGGAATCAACTACCCAATCGGACAGGATCAAGCAGACCGACTACGACAAGCCGTGGAGAAGCACTACTTTGTTGACTACTTCCTGATGCTTAATCAGATGGATGCACGCCAGCGTACGGCTACCGAGGTTATGGAACTTCAGTCCGAAAAATCTGCTGTCATCAGTTCGATCTCATCCAGTTACACTTCTGGTGTTCTAGACATTTTACTTGAGAATATATTCTATGAGGATATCCAGAACGGCATTGTTCCAAGACCCATAATGCCCGGAAGCAGAGGAAGGCCGATCAAGTTCACTTTTAACTATGTTGGGCCTCTTGCTCAAGCACAAAAGCGTTATCACAAGATTTCTGGTCCTCAGAAAGCAATGCAGGATATTCTTCCAATTGCCCAGTTCAAACCAGAAGTATTGGATCTTCTCGATGTTGATAGTTATGCCAAATTGATTGCTGACGCTAACAATAGTGTCAGTCTAATTCTTGATGATAAGATTGTGGCTCAGATCCGTCAGTCTAGAGCGCAACAGCAACAGGCCATGATGCAAGCACAACAACAGGCTCAAGCTACTACTGTTGCCGGACAATATGCTTCTCAAGCAAGCAAGTCTCCTGAACCCGGATCTCCTATGGAAAGACTTATGAAACAACAGCAGATGCAACAGTGAGTCCACTTCTTAAAACCTATATAAACAAGATTATAGGCACTCCAGAAGGTGAAGCTTTTCTTGGCTATCTCTTGACAGAGATGGGGGTGTTCACCCCACAATCAGATCAAGGACGTATAGCCGTCCAGCAGTTTGGTATCAAGCTCCTTGGGGACTTGGACTTATACACTGGTCATGGGCGTTTCCAAGCGGATTACGTCAATGCTCTTGTAAGGCTTCCAAGAACACCTTTGCGAGATACAAAGGCGAATGAAGATGAGTGATGTGATAGATCCGATCCAGTCATTAAACACTGACCAATTGGAAAGTGATAATGAAGGGATCACAACATCCAACCAGAGTGAAACTGGTAAATGGGTGGATCAGCTTTCAAAGGAGTACCGGAGCGACGAGTCGCTGAAGGGGAAGGCCAAATTGGACGACCTTTTCAAGGACTACAAGGACCGGGGAACAAAGCTAGCAGATCTTGAGTCGAAGGTTAAAGCCTTTGAAGTACCCAAGGATGTGTCAGAATACGAGTTGGACAAGACTGTTTTAGATCAACTGAAGCTTCCAAAAGAAGTTCAGGATTTCTATAAAAAGTCCTTCCTAGATGCTGGTCTTTCAAAAGATCAGGCTTCTAAGACCTTCTCTGAACTGACAAAACAAAGTCTTGCAATCCTGAAGTCAAATCAGGATCAACGAGCAAAGCTTGATGCAGAACGTGATGCCGCAATCCAAAAGGATTGGGGTCAGGATTTTGCAATCAACAAGTCTACGGTTGATCAGGCAGTTAAGCATCTTTTTGGTGATGCTGGATATGCCAAACTGAAACAGGCTGGATTGGACAAGGATCTGGATATCCTGAAAGGATTGCTACCCATAGGGAGGGCAGTCTCGGAAGGAAAGTTCGTGAAGGGTGGAATGTCAAATGAGGAAAAAGATCCTCTTTCTAAGTTCTATTCTTCTATGCAGAAAAAATCTCAATAAGGAGAGATAAATGGCTTCACTTGGTAACTTAAATCCCACATATCTCGATGTTGTAAAACGCATGGATGACATGGGAAACATCGATACAATCGTTGAGCTTCTCAACGAGACAAATGAAATCCTCAATGACATGACTGCCATTGAAGGTAACCTGCCCACAGGTAACCGAACCACTATCCGCACTGGGCTTCCCGCTCCGACATGGCGCAAGCTGTACGGTGGCGTTATGCCTACCAAGTCAACAACCGCTCAGGTTACTGACTCCTGCGGTATGCTTGAGGCTTATGCTGAAGTGGACAAGGCTCTTGCTGATCTCAATGGGAACAGTGCCGCCTTCCGTCTGTCGGAAGATCGTGCGTTCCTTGAGGCAATGAGTCAGGAAATGGCTCGTAGCGTGTTCTACGGAGATGAGGGCGTAAACTCCGCTACCTTCACTGGGCTTGCTCCTCGTTACAATACACTAAGCCTGACTGGTCAGTCTTATAGTTCTGCCAATGCGTTTAACGTCATTGGTCATAGCAACCTTGCTGGACAAGCTTCTGCTGTTTCTTCATGTGGCTATGAGTCTGCTTGGCTTGTTGTATGGGGTCCGAACACCTGCCATGCAATCTATCCCAAGGGATCAAATGCCGGATTCTACATGGAAGACAAGGGTCAGGTAACTGTTGAGAACGCCAACTCTGCCGATTCCTCTAGCTATGGTGGTGGTCGCATGGAAGCCTACCGTTCTCACTATCGTTGGGATGTAGGCTTGACACTTCGTGACTGGCGTTACGTTGTTCGTGTTGCCAACATTGGAGTTGGATCTGGTGCTTACGCTGGCTCGATCAACCACACCACAGCCAATACAGCACTAACCAACAGGAAGCTTCTTGTCGATGCCATGATCATGGCCGCAGAACGTGTTCCCAATATGGGCATGGGTCGTGCCGTCTGGTATGTGAGTCGCACTATTCGTGAAGCTCTTCGGTTTGGTATCTTGGGATATGCATCTGCCCAGATTACATTTGACAACGTGGCCGGAAAAATGGTCATGATGTTTGATGGAGTTCCAGTGGTTCGTTGTGATGTTCTATCTACTACCAACGAAGCCGCTCAGTCGCTTCCCTACACGACTACTCAGGGCTTCTTGCTGTAAGCCGACAGCAAATCTTCAAAGGAGAAGAAAAATGATTGTTGATAAACGACTTCAGCTAATTTCAAATACGGTTGTTGCGACTGGTGGACCTACTACATTGGGAGATCAGATCGATCTCTACAGTGATGCTCCGTCTGGTTATGCCACACAACAGTATACATCTCAGTTTAGGAATCTTGGCGGCGACCAAGACATGTATTTGGTAATTCAAGTTTCCGATGCGAACTCGGCGGCTGTTACTACAGATACATGTTTGTTTTCTTTGGTTACTGCCACAGCTACAGATCTTACAACCAATGCTGTAACACTTCTTACAACACCAAAGGTTCAGGGTACAACAGTGACCACTGGTCAGGTTTTGTATAAAGGTGCGCTCCCTATGGGCGACTACAAGCGTTACCTTGGGCTTCGGTTCACTGGTACGCTTACGGTTGGGTTTAAGGTTGATGCATTCTTAACTGATGATCCTGCTGTGTACAAGATGTACAATCAGGCGAACATTGGCTAACTTTACCTAAAGTATTAGGTAGCCCCATCCAACCGGAAAACCGGAGGGTGGGGCTTTTTATTGCCAACTTGACAATGAAGCTTCTCGAAGATACTCTAGGAAACTAGAGGTTAGATCAATGTCAATAAGCACCACTACAGATCTGGCTAACATGGCACTGAACATGATAGGTGCTGGATCAATTGCCA